ATTGTAAATGATACGAAACTTAAATGGACTATCTGTTTATCGAAAGATCCAGATACATCTGTAAAAAAAGAGATGTATGAAACGATTACAAAGAAATTTGGAGTACACTGTGTACCCATTATTATGTATGATATACCCAATAATCAATATATGTTCTCCGATAAATTATTTAAGAAACATAGTTATATTCCTAAACCAAAGGAATTACGTTTTGTTAGACCACCTATTATTGTTCCCGCCGAACCCAGCAAGAAGATGGATGCCAATCAAGGATTTTTACGGGCACCAACTATGTAAAAGCTCCGCGATAAAAGGCAAAAGGCCTTTTTGGTTGATAAATAAAAAATTGAAATAAATTTAGATAATAAAATGATTAGAACCATGTCTTACAATACGATATACAACCGCGCTATTACAGATGCACTCACTTTCAATAAAATGGTTCCAGAGAATCTCATATACATGTTTCCTGATAATGTCAGTGCTATCTTTATGAAAGATAGCACTGGTACTATATGGACCTTTACAATTCGCCGCCGATGCCATACATATATTATGGCAAAATGCAATTTAATGTCCAAATATGAGGAAATTTATAAGAAATTATGAATATATTTACACATCCAGTCCAGTGTAAATTTATGACGCACTTCCCTTAAAGCGCATTGCATTTCTTCATATTTATCATCTGAAATACCTGCTAAAATCTCATACATTTTATGTATCTCATCTTTATGAATCAATATTGAAAAAGTGGAATAATCAATTACCTCCTGATAAGGGAGCCAACAAATATCATCCCAAATATAAACGGGAATTGTATCAAGCAATAGCGCTTCAAAAAAACGAAAAGAACTACGACCATATCCACGAGGAGCTAGACAGAATTTAGAACGTAGAGTTAATTTGATAAAAATATCGGCTAAATCATCAGAAATATGGACATTCCATCCATTTTTTCCTTGACATACAATTCCGTCTTTTCCATTAACTGCCTTTATCATTGCATCGCGGATAGGATGCGTCATAGAACCAATAAAAGATGCTAACAGGTCTTTTTTTATACGCGGTTCTTTTAAAAGACGTTCGGATATATCTTCATAGATTAATGGTAATGGAACTGTACCTGTAGATGAGCCAAAGACAATCGTTCCAGGAGGAAGATCCAGTAGCGGTCCATCGTCATGTTGTACAATTGTTATGTATTTGGAGGGTTTTATAGTCGTATGATTTTTTAGTGCAGTCTGTAATAATTTATTATATTTTGGCTGCATATCATTTTTAAAACCAGGATGATTCTGCATATTCGTCCAGAAGATGGGAATATATGTTATTTGTATTGGATTTTTTAAGAAATATTCATATACATATTCTTCCATATATCGTCCATTTTTAAAAGGAGGATATGTATGAGATGTAGCAGGTCGAAATTGTTTCGTTAGTTCAAGCATTAAATGCAATACATATAAAATGTGCATATTGTTTAGATTTAGATTGTTATATAGAAATAGGTATGGAACTATTAACCCCAGATTACAACCCAATTACATCTGCTAAAATATCCAATTATTTTACGAAAGATCATTTTAAAAAGCAAATTGAGCATATTAAAATGGCTTCCGAAGTTGCACAGAAGAAAATGGATTATTATATTGCACATGATGATAATATTTTATATGCGATTGAAATTGTCGAACAGTTTTTAAGAAAGAGACCATGTATCTGTTATGGAGGTCAAGCTATCAATGCACATTTACCAAATTCTCATAAAATATATGATCCAAAGTTTTCTATTCCAGATTATGACTTTTTTTCTGCATCTCCCAATAAAGATATACAATTATTAGTTAAATTACTACAAAATGCAGGCTTTCAAGACATATCTATGCGTGAAGGTATGCATGAAGGAACTGTAAAAGTATATGTAGATTACATTCCTATTGCAGATGTTACTGCAATTCATCCACAGATTTATAAGACATTGTATAAGAGATCTACTGTATTTGATGGTATTCATTATATGGATGCAACTTCGCTACGCATGTTAATGTATTTAGAACTTAGTCGCCCACGTGGTGAAGTTACACGATGGTCAAAAGTATTTGAACGATTAATGATTTTTAATGAATTTATTCCTATTAGAACATGTACTGTATATCATAAAAATATTGATATATCACATACACATGTTAATATAATAATTAATTTTATTATAAACAATAAACGTATTTTTGCAGGAGCGGATCTTCTTGAGATGTATGATGTAGCCATGCAAATAGATAATGTGTATTTAGATATAACTGAAAAGAAACCTATTTTATTTTATTCACCTACATCATATAAAGATGCTGTAGAAATAGTTTCAAAATTTAGATCATTGCACAATAACAAACAATTTTCTATTCAAACCTTTACCATTCATAAAGCAGATATGATTCCATTTCTTACAATGATTAAATATGGTAAGCAAATCATTGTATGTATTATTGAATATTCTGCATGTCATTCATATATTAATGCCGAATCACATTATGGTAAAATTAAAATTGCATCACTTGATACACTTATTACATTGTATTTTAGTTTAGGATTGATTAATAAGCGTTTATTTAATATAGGATCTATTGAATGTATGGCTAATAAATTAATAGAAATTAATATGAAAATACGTAATAATTATGGTTATGATAAGTTACCATTCATTTCAGTTAAATGTAGCGGCCATCAGACTTCTTTACCATCTTTAATTCGTGCAAAAATTAATCGTATTTCGCGAAAGAAGAAGAATATGAACCGTAAAACATATCGTCGTCGATAATAAAAATATCATCATGATCATTAAAGAAAGTAATTAATGTAGTATTTAACGTAGTACACTGTTTATTCCATCAAAACTCTGTTTCATTGCTAGAAACGGCCCATAATTCTTTTCATATTCTTTATATTTTTCTGGATCATCCTGTTTTATCTTCTGGAGTTTATCACTTCCACTAGGAAGTCTGTAAGATGATGGCCTTTCGGGTGTTTTCGGCAATAATGTTCCATTTTCTGCTTTATCCTGTATCTCTTTTGATCTCGCAATTAATTCCTTGTTTTTCTGTAGCATTGGTTCTAATTTATCAAATTGATCAAAGACTAACTCCATATCTTTTTGAATGACTACATTCTGTTTATTCTTTTGCTCCTGACATGATGTTATTTGTTGGCATATATCTTCAAATCCTTCTACATGATATCCTCGCATAATATCTACAAATCCCTGTATAGTTGATAGTGTTGGCATACTTCCAAGTGCTTTTGACATATTTGCATTCATCCACTCAAGTGCATTTTTAAATGACTCTGACTTCTGTGGCAACTCTAATTTATTTAGATCATCTGTTGTTTTTATTTCTGGTATTAACTCTGTAATGGGCGGAAATGTTTTGTCTTTTTTATTAAGTGTCTGTATATATTGATTCATTTGTTCAATCGTCGGTTGTGGAGGTGTTCCTGTATTTTGTGAACTAGAAGCTTGAACAGGTGCATTCGTATTCATAGATACAATAATAGATTTTGTCCAGTTTTCCATAAAGGTATTATAAAATTTCATAAATTTATTGTATTTTGTTAAGAATGATGGATCTACATCTTCAAATCCTTCTGTTTTTAATAATACAATATATAGTAAGATACAGATTAAGATACATACAAAAAAAGTATTCATACTATAAAGATATGATTAAATAAAATCCTATCTTTATATAGATGTCCTCAACGTATTCAACATGTACTACATTCTCAACATGTACTACTTATTCATCATATTCACAAATGTATAAAACACTTGTAAATTCATGTTTATATACATCAAAAATAAATATTTATAATCATCCTGCTTTTCAACCTCTACCTCCTTTACAAATATGCATTTTTCCTATTTATCCGCCAACTATAACATGTTGTAATAATTGTACAAGTAATACAACTTCTATCTGTGCATCCTGTAAATAATTATTTGCATTTTCCTTGAATATAATATCGTCCTTGCATAACTACATCAAATAACATTTCCGCATCAGCCTTACTCACTTTTAACAGTCTTGGCTCTGGTGGTTTTTCGCTGATTTGATGCGGCTTTACGTTGCTTTTGAGGCTTGTCCACGGTTTCGCGGAGTTTGCTTCGTTCAATAACTTGAATCCTACTTCGGAATGCTTCAAGATGGGGCTCAACACATTCAAACCAGTTTTCATAGTATGTAATGGAATCAGATGCTTCATCATAGGTTCCGATTGCAACACATTGTTCTGAGGGTAATCCATTATCCAATTCAAATGTATGTACAATACCGCCTTTTAGGAAATAAGGTACACCACGAATATGCTTTAATTGATATGTCATTTTGCATTCTTTAAATCGCAAAATATGCTTCAATTTTTATTCTCTTCATATAACTTCCTAAATTCATTTTCATTGTTTATATTTTCATACAACTTCTTAAATTCATTGTATTGTAATTGTGTTGTACAATGCGGATGTGGCTCTCGCCCAGTATAACCAATCATACCACTTCTTGCAAAATTTCCACCTATCATATCCTTTCCTTGTCCATCTCCTTCAAAACTACAATCCCATCTTGGATCTTGACGTCCAGTATACCCATATCCACCTTCATGTCCAAAATCATTAGGATGACCAGGATGACCAAAACCATCCTTATTAAACCATTGTGGCCAGAAAGAATATTTTGTTATTGACCATGGCCATAATTCTTGTGATGAATTTTGAACCGTAATAACTGCTTCTTTCGGTCCAGATTTAGTTTTGAGATGTGTCATATAGTAAATAACCGCAATAAACGCAATGCCGTACAATAAAACAATAAATGATTCCATCTACTTTATCACAATTTACTTCACCATTTACTCCAATGCCCAATATCCCATACCATTCGTTCAGGAATCATATGATTATCATAAATTGCAACATCATACTCATTATATGATACATTTCTATCACTTAGAGCACTTTGTTGAAGCTGATTGGCACGCATTCCACCATTTGGACTAAGACCACCACTTCCTGCCTTATCAGGAACATAACCCGTTTTTGGAGACCATAACATTAAAAATAGAATTAGAATTGCAACAGCAACTAATAATAATCGCATCTCTACTTTATGGTTTGTTTCTTAATTCGAGCAACAATTTCATATTTAATTTTTTCATTCAGTTTGTCAAAATTAACTATTTTATATCGAGCATTATTCACCCATATATTATCTGACGATTGCAATTGCAGTTATTACATATAATACATAACATGTTTAGATTATCTATGCCGATTTTGTAATAACAGCCATTGCAACAGCAGTATATGAAAAACATAATGCTAATACAGAAATAACCATTATAATATATAATACATTTGGATTAGTTAACATTTGATTAATATATATGCCTAGAGCAATACATAGTAAAATACATCCGCCTAGAGCTGCTCCATAAATGGATGCGAAAGTGGGCTGTATTTGATTCCAATGCTCGGTACCTCCAAGAAGTTGACTTGTCATGTAAAATGAAACTATATATGATATTATACCCAATCCAGCACACACAATTATACCATATAAAGGCAATTTTGATATACCCGTAGAGCTATTCATGTCAGCAGAGCCTGATTTAGAACTTGAGTTAGAACTTGAGTTAGATGCAGCAGAAGAACTCATAATGTTTATTCTATTAATGTATTATATTTTGCTAGTACAATATTATTTATTGTGATTCTTTTTTATTTTTTTGTTGCTGCTGTTGCTGCTATGAAAATATTGGTTGTGTATCTTTAGGCACTTCTTTAGGCGCTGCTTTAGCTTTAGCTGTATTTGTCTGTTCTTTCACAATCTTCTATTATGCGGCATCATTCTTCTTTGCAGTATTCGTCTTTGCCAAAGCACTTATTTGTGAAGTATTTGCAGGCTGTTCAGCACGACTGGCTATCATAGATTCTATATTCTTTGTTGGAAAAAGAGGGTCTGCCCCAAATGTAACTGCAAGTATAATTAATACAGCCAGTAATATTTGACCACCTACTTTTAATACTAAATCTGTCCATGCTGTATTAAACATTTCTATCTTTATTCATTTTTATTATCTTATGAATAAATATCAATGCCAAGTGTAAAGTCTAGAACCATAAAAAGAAAAGTACCACTCGAAAAGATTAGTAAATGCCATCCCAAACAATCTCGTACATCTCGCTGTCTTCCAAATGATATATATAGATCACTTGGAAATGATCCCTATAAAAATGCAGGATGCGAAGATGGAGCCGATCATTGTCTATTAGATAAATCATCATTCGCAGATGATGTTAAAAAAAATCTCCGTAAAGAGTATCTTCGTCCTAAACGACCGAAAGCATGGGATGCTAAACCAGATACATGGTTAGATAATTATAATATCATGCATGTTTTAGAACAATATCAAGAAACACATCCTTGGTTTAAGTTCTTAGGAACTTTTCCGATAGATTTTTCCGCCCCCAATCCTTACAAAAAAGATGCAACTGAATGCCTTAATAAAGAACTATGTACTCTTAATTTAGTAGAAGAATACAAGAAAGGTATTCGTGGCATTGGTGTTATTTTCAATTTAGATCCTCATTTTAAAGGTGGTAGCCATTGGGTTGGGCTATATATTAAACTAGATTTGAAGAACTCATTTGTAGGATATTTCGATTCTTATGGATATAAACCACCTGAATTAATTCAACGCTTAATGCGTTCATTTACCCTACAAATTAAATCATGTAAGTTGGGTTCAAATGCTCGTCGATTTCAATATGGTGGTTCAGAATGTGGTATGTTTAGTATTTATTTTATTATATGTATGATTAATGGGATATCTTTTAAGGATTTCTGTAAAGATGCAGTAAACGATGAAACGATGTTGTCACTTCGTCAGATTATATTTAGCAAATAATATTTCTTACTATTAATGAAGTGGATTGTTCCTATATTTATTGTTCTTATAATAATATATTGGGTAACCGCAAAAGATAAGTCAGCTAATGCATTGATTGAATCCATTGCGTCAGATTTTCGTTCAAAAGGCCCAAATCCTTTTGAAATAGAAGGATTTCGTCTTGATAGTTATGATAATCGTGAATATTACAGTGGTGCTCTTTAGACAAGTTTACAGTGTGAAATGTCCAAAGGCTTAAAAGATTATCATATAGAAATAGTAATGCAGCGTCCGGGCTTACAAGACGCACGACAGACCTTTTTAAGTGATAAAAATCATTCAATTCTTGAAACTATTCTTTTACAAGATCTTAATGAACGATATGATATTACTCCAAATGATTCTCAACGTCGCCGATTGTCCAATACACTTAGTCATTATATAAATGAAGTATATACAAAACAGGGAAATAGACCCATTCAGCAATTAAATAAAGAAGCACTTGTTGCATCCTCTAAAGATTTTTTGCAATATATGGAACGCAAAGAGGCAACAAAAGGAAAAAATGCCTTCAAACAAGTCATGGATAATACATTATTTGAAGAAACCGCCCAGCGTTTTGAACGTCTTAATAATGAACGCCATGAAGTCAAAGCCCTACCACCTCCTGTTCCTGACTTTCGTATTTCGCTATCAGAAGATGGCCCTCCTGCCGCAGAAATATTTGAAGGTGCTAAAAAACAACGTGAAATGGAAGCACTCCGTTTACAACAAGCTGAAATTGGCGTACAACAACGTGCTCAATCTGACTTTAATTTCCGTTCCCAACAGAATGTGCAAAATAAACAAACCGAATTAGTTTTAAGAAATCAAGTTATACAACCTTCTAGTCAAGAACGTGATACATCACTTGTTATACTACCTGATCGTCGTGAATTACTAATGGGGGCAATTGGCTCATTTGATGGAATAGAAGGACCGCGATATGATCAAGGTCGTATGTTAGGACAAGCCAATGGAAATCCTACTGTATCTGAACTATTACTGGCCATACCTGATAGAGTCTTACCCCAACAAGTTCTGCCCAAAGAAGATAAAACGATTTCATATCGTGAAATTGAAAATAATCTCTTTATTTACTCTGCTGACCGCGATTGGCTACGTAATAATAAGGAAAACCGCTATAATTTTACTGTTAATTTTGATCCCGCTGCAAATGGTCAGAGTTTTGGACCTAATATTGCAAGTCAACAGAAGTTTAAGAATATTGTACGTATCGAACTTGTTAAATGTATTATGCCTGGCGAAGCACTTAATGTAACTGTACAACGTACTCGCAATAATCAAAATACAAACACTGATTTTCAGGATAATATTCTGAATCTTCCTTATATTATTCTTCGTATTGCAGAGTTAGAAACTAATAATTATGGAACAGATAACTTCTTAGATCGCAGCTTTGGCGTCCTTCAATTTGATACACAATGGTCATCTGATGTTATATATAATGCACAGCCATTATATAACCGTGGATATTTTGGTATGATTCCTAAATTTCTGAAATGTCAGAAAGAATACTACCCAACTCCTCTATCTACTTTACAGAAACTGACTATTGATATTCGTCGTCCAAACGGTGATCCGATTAGTCTTGCACCTGATACATTTGATATTGGTGGTATTATTGCACCGCAAACTGCAACAGGTGTAATTGTAAATGTACTTCAAGGAACCAAAGTTGCTGGTAATAAATTTCCCTTTACACATGTTATTTCATTTGCAGATACCAACTTAAATTATAATGTAGTCATTCCTGCAATTAATGGAACTGCTGCTAATTTTTTTATTAATACTACAAAGTTTTTTAGTAAATTTCAAGTTTGCACAGGCGACCGTATTCAAGTAAATGGTTATACATATCCCGATGCAGTCCTAAATGACCCTACATATGGTCAATGTTTACGTACATTCTGTACATGGATTAATCGCCCTGAAGGACATATTGTTCTAAATTTTGCATATAGTTTTACGGTTGATCCTTTACAAAATACAACGAGTATTCTTGATGGATTCAATGATATTGGTTATGCAAACTTTATTATTATTCAAGCACCCTATCAAGATCCGACGAGTGGTAATGTTCAACCAATACCATTTGGTCCATTAATTGACAATAATATTCCTAATATTGGTGCTATTCTTAATACATTTGGTACCTCATTACAATCTCCTGTTCGCCTAATCAATCTGAATCGTCAATTAAATCTAGTCTTCCGAATTATTACACGCGACATGGATTCACTTCCTCAACTACGACCCGATAATAATTATTAAAGTGTTATAGAAACTATGTATAAATTATTATAATAAGAAAATCATATTCTTCTTATTATAATAGTAATGCTGAGAGATGTTCTCATTATTGGCATAATATTTATTGTATTATTTCTAATATTGCAATATACTAAGGATAAACAGGAAGCTTTTACAGAAGCAGATAGATTACATGCCGATTTTATTGAACAATCCAAACAAAAATATACACCTGTATCAAATCTTATTAATCTTGTAAAACCATCTGTGAATCTTAATAACAACAATATCACTACAGCATTAAATACATTAGTTGCAAATCCTTCTGGAGCATCATATATTCTTCAGTCTACTACACCTGTAAAAGTACCTACTAAACTTCCACCCAATATCGAAATGGCAAAAAAATGCGAAGCAGCACCCAATACATGCGATTCATTTAATGACCCTGTTTTTGCTTCAAATTGCGGTATGAGTTTTGATATCAATGGTACTGCATCTGATGGAACACCACATGTAGGCGGATTATATATTGGATCCGATGATCGCTATGATCAAGAAACAGATGCTACTTCCGTACGTCAAACTGCCTCTGCACCATATGATCCCTATAAAGTATTTCAACCGACAATTGGTACTGCTAGTCGTGGCACATTTGGTATTACAAAAGATGGATGTAATGTTGTTAAAGAAAAAGTGGATTGCGATTCAAAACAAACATTTGGCTCACCCAATTGCTCACAGTGTTACACTTCCCGTCGATTTTCTCGTGTTGGACCCGAAACTGGTCGACTTCCTTCTAATCTATACTTAATGGGTGTTGGAAATATAACAATTAAAGGTGCAATTACCCTATCTAATACGAATTTATCGAGTGAACCCATAAAAGTAGAAATCCCATCCAACGCAGAAGGTCAAACATTTACGATTATTGTATCTAACCCAACTTATATTGCTGGATGTATTCAAGGCCCTACTCCTCGCGGCATTTTTAAACTAGATTTGCTTAATTTAATACAGAGTGATACTATAACTGGTATTAAACCACGTATTACTGGATCAACTAAAGTTAATGGATTCAAATGTTATACGCTTAATCCAGGAACAGGAAAAAAAAGTATGAGTTTATCCTGTTTAATGCCATTTTCTTTCTTAAATATGTATGAAGGCGATGCCCTTGCATGTGAGAATGGTCCTATTATTACTCAAGCCGCCTCTGCAACTTTCTTAGAATCTGATCCGTGTTTTGGAAAAGATAATAAACCTGGTGCATATAAATTGACATGTTTACAGACGCGATGGGTAGAAATGGGCGGAACACAACAAGGTAGCGGATATCCTTCCAATCCAGTCTTAGCCGATAAAATACAGAAAGATACAAATGGAAATCCTCTCGATATAGATACTATTATAGATAATCTATCCGAGATAATGTTAAAAGCTTTGACTGGAAAAGATAAAAATAATAGAATTCTAAGTATCCCTGAATGGAATGAAGCATCCATGTTTGCTACAGGCGTACCAATTAATACTCCTTGTGATGGACCTGGTGGTACACCACCACTATCTCGTGAATGTTTAAATTATTTATATAAAAATAAGGGCGCAGGTGGACGAATTGGTTCTACTTATGTATTGCCTGCTACATATGCAACTATGAAAGAGGGATTCGAAGATGTCATGGGAAATGTATACATGACTCCACCCATGACCGATGAAATAGCTGCTAGTCTACAGGATAAAGATATTAACAGTGTTAAAAGTACCTTAGCTATTGTTAATTTATTAGGAAATATAAATGAACTTCCTAATAATATTCGTAATCCATTTGTCAAATATACACATGATGTTAAAATCAGTGATAGAACACCAGGACGCGATGATTTTGATGTCAAGCTTCCTGGAGGATTCCCCACCAAAACATATGATGAATTGAAAGCGGTGTGTGAAAATAAAGGGATGCGCTTGTGTCAAAGCACAGAAATTTGTGATACTAAAACACGACAAGTTATTCAACCTGAACTAACTACATCTTTTTCAGAAGATAACTGGATTGCAGTTGCAGATAAACCAAATGAATGGCTAACACTTGCTACAAATGCACAGAATCCAGGACGATACTGTAAAACACATACAGAAGTAGCTGGTTCTACACCTGAATGGGGTTCATCAAATACACCTGGTCCATGGATGCGTCTTGCAAAGTGTTGTAGTGGTAGCGCCAATATGTTAGGTCGCTATATACGATTAGAATATAATAGTACAGATTATTTGAACTTGGCAGAAATAGCAGTTTATGCTGATAAAGATAGTAGTGATAATCGTATTACTCCTGATACAGCAGTTACTAAATCAAGTGGTATTAATATGTATCCTAGTAAGAATTTTGTAGATGGTATACAAAATAATTTTACACATACAGATTTAGAACGGAATCCATGGATCGAAGTTGATATGGGCTCCACCACTCCTATGTATCGTATTGTTATAACAAATCGTGATAAGAATGAGTGCCCTGTATGCCTTCCACGTGTTCTAGGAGCTAAACTTATCATAATGGATAATAATCGTAATCAACTATACATATCTGATCCAATTGCAATTTCAAGTCAGACATATACATGGTTTCCTCCTGAAACTGCTGTGTATAGTGATTTACCATTAGGAGATGGCCCAAGAAGACGTCAAATTGCATATGGTGATAATGGCTCTGTCTCTTGTGATAGGTACTGTGGAGGAATTGGTGGAAGACCATGGAATGGAGAATTACCTGAATCATGGAATGGAGCACGGTGCGCTGGATATGCCCCTGATATTGGAGGTTGCTATACTACATTTAGTCGTTCAGGTGCAGGTTGCATATGTGAACCAACAGGAACAGGTTGGAAATAAGCAGATTATCATATACTGTTTTAGTGAGTATCTTATTATATATACTAACGAAGACAAGATTAGAGAGATGTTTCGTGCATTGGAAGGATTTTATAATTCTGATACAAATTTTAAAGTAGCACAAGAAACTGAATTTAGACCTAATAATTTTATTCTTTCTGCAACTTCCGGATTACCTGGATTTGCCGATGCAATTCGTACATCCAATACATATAATCGATCATATCAAGACCCTGCTGTTCCAAATCCAGACCAGATTTTTAAAACAGATGTAAGTCCTGAACTTGCCATAATGAGTACCAAATGCATATCTGGTTCAATAGATGACCTAATTCGCGATAAAAATAAAGACCGTATTGGTTGTGGGTGGCTATATACTCCCCCCAATCAAAATAGTTCTTATCCAATTTTATCTCAAGGTTTTCTTGGAACAAAAGAAGGCCCTGTACAAGCACTAAATCCGCCAAGTTATAAACAATGGTTTTTTAACCTTCAAGAAGCAAAAAAACAATCACTTATTGATAAATGTAAAGCACTAAAAGCATGTACTGAAGTAGATAGTGCGGTATTTAATGGTATATGTGCATTTTGTACCGATACAAATGAGGGTGTTCCAATTGATACAGTAGGTAGACCATTGTATAATAATGCATCTTGTACTGATTCTTCACTCATTACAAGTAAAGGTCAATGTCCTCAACCAGTAGTTGATGGTCCACAACCTATCATTGATCGTACTTGCGAGGCTGTTAATGGACGTCTTTCATTAGACTGCTTACATAGAACAGTATTATCAGGCGGATGCACTAAAAATGGAGCACTTGCAATTGCCCTTGCAGGCTCATTACAATCTGTTGATAATCTTACAAATTCAGATACTGTTAAACTTTACAATCGTGTTGCAAATCCACCAATTAATATGGATATATTTCGCAATGGAAATACAACTATTGATGCGGTATTAAATACAGTTAGACAAGTTGCTGGAAATACTCAGCACCCTGTAAATACAGCAATTGGTGCAGCCGCGCGTGATCTTTGTATTAATCGCGGCGCATCTAATTCATATGATAGCTGCTCTGAATTATCTGATGCATCAACCGCCCCATTTGAATTAAAATGTCTACAGAGCTTCTTTCTTAAAATGGGAGGAAATGGACAGGGCTCTGCATATCCTACTCTTGCCAATAAATCACAGTATGATTCTATGGTTACTTTAGGCGCTATTAAACAGTATTGGGGAAAATTAGTTGCCGATATGAAAGGTGAAGGATTTGTAGATTATGCAACACAGAGTACAGCATTAACAAAGATGATTGGTATCGTACCAGAAGATATGATTATACGCGCTCCTTATAAACAGGGTGTAGAAGTATTCTGGTTTATTCCTCTTCCTGGTAATCCAAGAGTTGTAACTGGATTTTTAAAACGCACAATTGAAAAGAAGATTGTTCAATTTAAAGATGGTCCGTCCAATGTACCACAACTTGGTGGAATTGGATATGGTTGTATGCTACAATTAACAGATATTCGTGCCCCAGTTGATTTCTCTGCTAAATTTGAAGTTAGAGTAGATGATGGTTTTTGGGTTGCTGTATCTCAACCTGCCAATATTGATAAGACTGCAATGAATCAAGGAACAGCTGATCAACCTGGACTCTTTGAAAATCTTGGAATGCAAGGTCCTACTACTTACCAAAGTAATGCATGTACCCCATTTCATTCAAATCTCCCTAATATAACTAAATTATATCATGAAGATGCTGGTGGTGGCTGGGCTGCTTTTACATTTAGTGCAATTGCTTGCTCAGGAACACCTTCATTAGACTATAAATATTTATCTTTAACATGTGAAGCTCGTGCGCCATTTTTAACATATGAAGTAAGTTCATCTAGTATTTTTGAAGAGCTACGAAATCCTGGACTCTTTGGACAATTTCTTAGATTAGTTGGAATGGACTATCGTGTACGTACCGATGAAAAGAGCAGTGTTCCAGGTAAAAAGAGATTTGTTCGTGTTAATTCTGCTAACTCTGCAATTGATATGTCTAATATTGCATTTCAGAGTTGGAAAACAATGACCACTGCCATTCGCTTTGTAAGTATGCCTGTCAAAGAATCACTTATTAATATTACATGTGGTAGGTATTATTTCAATGTAATTGCTATAAATAATGGTACAAGTGGTACTATTACAATTGAGACTAATATTAATGGAAATGATCAAATAATAAATACATATAGTCAAATTCCTATAAATACATGGTATCTATTTCGTATTGATAATCTTGGAACAGGATTTAGTCTTGCATTTGATACGATTGCATCTATTATTCAAAATAAAGGAAGATTAAATGCACTACCTGTAAATACTAGAACACAACTATGGACTAAAAATGGTACATATCAACCTGCTCCTGGACAACCATATGAGGCATGTAAAGTATTGATTGGCACAAATGGATATATGGGTAGTGCATTATGGAAGGGTTATTATTCTACAAGTGCATTTAATTACGATGTTGCATGGGTACATTTCTTTGATGGTGCTGTAAATGACAATGATAACTATAGAGAGGCCATGGTCAATTGGAAATATACACAGTTTCCTTCATCATATAATAAATATTAAAATAAATATTTTGTTCCTTTTAAAAATGGTGTTGCCGTTCTTGCATATTCAATATTACATTCAAATTCTCCAACCGGTTTTACATTTCCTAAAACAATTTGCGTAGTATAATCTGGATCAGCATTGTCTGGATACATATTAAAAATTAAACCATTTGTTCCTGGTTTAGCATATAATTTAAATGTACCTGCTTTAATAGTAATTGTTGAAATAGATACAACAGGATTTGATTTAGTTTTTTGTACTCCATCTTCAAATTCTTTATTTTCTCCTGTTTTTACTTTTGTTAATAACATTGCTGACTTAATCTTATCAATATCTAAATTAGGATCAAATAAGTATGAATTAATAGATCCTTGTATGTTCATACATACAATATTATCACGTACATTATCATTTTCATTTGAATTAATATTACAATCTACCGCAGATTCTTTTATTAATTTAAGAAATTCATTGTTAATCTTATCTTTTCTAATACTTACATTATATACATATTCATCAGACGTAGTACCTTTATCTTTGGTTGTTATAGATTGATCCAGACCTTTCTTTTGCTCTGCTGAAAATATAGTATAATATGTATAGATATTTACCAGACGTTCTTCAAATGGCAAATCCTCATGAGAACAAATACGAATTGCACGACCTTTTACTTGTTCTAAACGTACATTATTCCAATAAGGTTCCATAATATGAACATTGCGACAATTTCTAAGAGAGATACCTTCTGCACCTGCACCAGTAATGCCGATTACTTTACAGATTTCACCCTCTATATTATGAGATTCTGCAAACTGATCTACATATTTACGAATTTCTTTAGGTAAACTAGTTAATTTACCATTAAATATATTTAGAATAAGTTGACGTTTAAACATATCTTCTTCTCCTGAATACAGAATGAATCGTTTTTTATTTGGAATCTTAAATGATTGTATTGTTTTTTCTGAAAATCTAAAATTATTTTGTGAACCTTCTATTTCAATTTCAGAATAGCCATTTGCTTTTAATGCAATACCGAGAACACCAAGACCTTCAACCGTTTTAAATTGTGAATATACTAGATTACTACCGATTGATTGTTCTATTTTCATTAATATTTTATACAGTTTAGTGGAATATGTCCTTAATTGCTTATCAGGATCATTACTATTTAATAAAAGATATTTACTTCTATTTATGTCTAATCTGCGCATTGCATTTTTAATTCTAAGTTGATATGGTACTTTTTCTGTTTCTTTTTTTTCTTCTATTTTATCCTTTTTTACTGGTACTGGTACTACTGGTACTACTGGTACTACTGGTACTACTGGTACTACTGCTGCTACTGCTGCTACTGATGCTATTTTTTCTTTTGCTGCTTTTTCTTCTGCCTTCTTCTTTAGTAAAGCTTTAAATTTAGTCATACTATTTGCTGGTGCTACTGGTTCTGGTGCTACTGGTTCTACTGCTGCTACTGATTCTGCTGCAACTGCTTCTACTGCTGCTGGAATGGTAGCAGAAGCACTTTTTGCTGCTTTTTCTTCTGCTCTTTTCTTTAGTAAAGCTTTAAATTTAGAGGTACTATTTGCAGATGGTGCGACTTGTGCATCAGATGCATCAGTAGCAGCAGTAGAAGCAGTAGCAGAAGCAGTAGAAGCAGCAGAAGCAGCAGATGCATCTAATTTGGTTGCTTTACGCTGCATACCACCTTCTAACTTTTCTTCAGGTGCTTCTACTGCTTCTTCCTCCTCTTCTTCTTCTTCCTCTTCTTCTTCTTCTTCTTCCTCTTCCTCTTCTTCTTCTTCTTCTTCCTCTTCTTCTTCTTCCTCTTCTTCTTCTTCTTCTTCTTCTTCCTCTTCTTCTTCTTCTTCTTCTTCTTCTTCAGGTTCATATTGATATTCCTCTTCTTCCCCTTCTTCAGGTTCATATTGATATTCATTTGCGTTTTGTTTATCTACATCAAAATCATTTAAATCTTTTGATCCAGGAAAAGGACGTTTTATTTCTTTAGGAAATGTAAAATTACAAAATGCTCTGCTACGAAAACGATAACTTGATGGATTTTTCATTTTTGCAAATTCATCTACAATACTAATAATATCACCCTCATCTCCTTTTTTCTTCAACTCCTTTTCAATTTCCTTTTTACGCTCTGCAATATACATTGGTAATGAATAATTACTTATAACACATTTTATAACTTCATCTTCATGAATACGAGGCATAAATTCTTCTTTTGAACCTTTATAATATGAAAATAATCCAGCAATACGTTTTTTAAATACAAGATCATTATTCACTGTTAAATCTTCTTTTACAAATTCCTCTTTAAATTTTTCAGGATCTTCAGGCAATCGCGGATAAGATACAAATTTTACATCAGATATAATTATATTTTCGTTAGTAAATTCTATTTTGATTCGATTAAAAATATTTCTTATATTTTCTTGTGCATCTGGATTATGTTTAATACCCAGTAATTCACCAGCCTCATCATATACTTTTTCATATCCTTCAGGAAATGTTGACAATAGTACCTTATTATTTTCTGATATTTCATGAAAACGTATAATATCAATTCGCAATTCTTTCTTTGCTATCTCTTCTATTTTCATTTTATGTACTTTGTTTGGTAACATAAATTCAACACATTCAATATATCCTCCTAATACATTCGCAATAATTCCAATTTCAGTTGGCATATTAATAACAGGTGTACCTGATAATGCAATAATTTTACTATTGCGTGCATCTGATAATAGTTTATAGAATAGATATGAACGTTCATAGTTCTTATCTGTACCGCATAAAGTAGGTGCCCATCTTCCAGGTACAATTGGTTCAACTTGAACTTTTCGTTTACGTCCACTATCTTTAATATATGGAAGGATTTTACCATTCATCATACGTGTTAAATTGTGAAATTCATCAATAACTACAACTGAATTATCAAAAAAAGTGGATCGTGTTTCTGTATCTTGGCATGCATACTGTTTTAACTTTTTTGCACTAATACCATTGTAATTAATAAATGTTATTCGAGAATTAATTGTTGCATTAATCTGTTCACGAATATCATCACGTTGTTGCTGTGTAAGTGTCAAATAATTAGGTTTTTGTGTAAAATCTGGAATCCATAATACATGTCGAGTTATATCACGTTTAAGAATAGATTTAAGATAATCATCACTTAATGAAAGAACGTTTTTAGCATATAAATATTCTATAGATGTTTCATTATTAATAAGTGGATATGTAGACCAATGATTATTTGTATTATAATGTTTAAAGCCGCAAAATGAAATTTCATTAATAAAGTTTCCTCGCAATGCACCAGGTGTCATGACAATAATTTTTTTATTTGATACGCCATATAATGATTGAGCCGCTGCAATTGAAGCACATGTTTTTCCTGAACCTAGACCATGATATACTAAAATACCACGATAAGGTCCCTCATTGCGAATATATTCATTAATAAATTTTTGATAGAGAAACGGCTCTACAGATACATCTGAAGTTAGTTTTCGTTTCTCACATGCATTTCTATCAATCATTGTATTTAATCTAGGCGAAGTGAATGTTGGACCATATTCAGATTGAATAAATTTATAAAATCCTAAACGTGATTGCGGTATGTATACCTCGGTATCTAATACATATGGATCTTTTGATTCATAATAATGTTGTTTCTGTTCATAATCGCCTAATTTTTCTGCACCATCTTCAGTTATATAATATCCATCTAATGTATCTCTAAGATCTGGATCTATATCACGATGAGTTCCTTTTTCCAAATCAGGAATGGGCTTTTTGACTTTTTGAGGCAGCACTGGTGGAAGGATTCTCGGTACTACTGAGGATATAATAATTGCCTTTGATCCTGGTTTTGGTACTGTTTTTGGTCCAGAAAAAGGTTGCTTAATAGGTTCTAACATATTAGGCGGTATATCCTGTAGTATTATAGCATGTCTTGCCGTTGCTGATTGTACCAAACGATTCCCTTTTGGTTTTGGCTGGACACCTTTTATTTTTGGGTTAACTACTGCAGCTGCAGCATTATCAGACATCTATAATCTCTTTAGATATATTATCATTGTATAACAATCACAATATATTTATAAATTATTTATAAATTATTTATAAATTATTTATAAATTATAACAAATAATAGCACCTAGTTAGGATTACATATAGTTGATACACAACATTTCTGAACATAATGTTTCTGATTTTGATCAATACTAGGAAAGCAAGGATTTTTTAAATTATAATATGTATCAAATGTAGGTAAATATTGATTTGACTTATTATTGATTGTACTTATATTATTAAAAACAGGTTCATTTGTATTTTTACAATCGCATGCAGGTAAAACAGTATATAAATCTTGGCTAGTAGTCCCAGCACAATACGTATTTCCTGCTTTCTGAAGCAAAATCTTATCTGATGAATATGTCTCTGAAGCACTGCCTGAAGCACCACGAAAAACACTAGGATATTTCTGTAGTGAGCCCGTAGCCAATGACATTTCTTTACCACCGCCAAAATAAAAAGTTCCATTCCCATTCGAACAAACAGGCTCAGTCGGAATACTTGTTTGTTGAAGTCCCGTACAGGTGGCAATTCCCTTAATATATTTAGATGATTGAATCTGATTTCTCCATATCATAGTACTAGAATCCACTGATTTGTTACGATTAATATATTGTGTTTGCTGTTTCTCTCGTAATTTTGTAATTTGACTGGCGTCCATTCTATTACTATATTGATTATCTAATGTTTCATTCTTCAAATAACTTTAATGCTAGACGGGATGCTTCTTGTTCAGCAACCTTCTTATTCTTTGCAGTAGCTGTACTAATCACTTGATCATTTGGATCAAGTACAGCCATAACAAATGTTTTATCATGTGATGGACCTGATACAGACAATTCCTTGTATCGCGGAGGAACATGATATAGCGCCTGAAACTTTCTAAGGAGTTGATCCTTATAGTTCGTATCTTCAATAATAATCTGTACAAAATCAATATGGCGTTCAATAATATTTACAATTAAATCATTGCATGCTTGCAAACCAAATCCTACATTTTCTTCTTGTAAATATAATGCACCAATCCAGGCTTCAAACATAGACCCAAGAATACGAAGATTATTTCGGCCATCACATACATCTTCCATATGACGACTCAGTACAATTAATGGACTCATTCCAATGTCTTTTGCAAGTTGACCGAGTTGTTTATTATTTACAATTCGTGATAGAATACGGGTCAAAAACCCCTCTCCATATCCAGGATATCGTTTTGATACATATGTTGCAATAACCAAACCTAGAACACGATCACCTAGAAATTCCAGTTCTTCATTATCGAAATTATATAAAGGAAGGCAGTTATCAGGACGTGGAGCAATAATAACTTCTTCCCCATTTTCGATATGTTCTTGCCAGATTTCGGGACGATCCACATAGGACTTATGACAGCATGCTTGGAGAAATAGATTAAACTTTTGAATACGGCCTTTCCATCCATATCTTTTAAGAATCGGGATCGCATCTGAAGGGGTGAGCTCCCGATTCTTAGGGTTCCATGGATTGAATATTTTTGAATCCATAATTGTTGTCTTTTACTAATTTAATATATGTTATCAATTTTTAAATTGGTTTTTTATTATATTTTTAAGAAAAACTGCTTATAGATATGAATCGTAGTGTGCGCATTATTGATATAGCAGGTGATCTCTATAATATTAAACAACTAAATGGAAATACTGCAAAAAATCGTAAAATGATACGTGATCTTTATACAATTGGTATACAGACATTTGATAAATTTCAAGAAATTTATGCAGCAAATGATGAAGACGTGGCATTAATTGAAAAATATTTTAAACATGGATATGATGAAAAAAAACTTAACGTGGATGATAATGATAAAGAAAAACTCATTCAAATTCTTACAAATGGTCTAGAATACTATAAAAATGATATAGAAATTATAGAAAAATTGAATAAATTGAAGAACTCACCTAGCTCGGTAATGGACTATATCGTTATAAAAAAATATAATAATATTGCGGAACTTATTGATAAAATTAGAAATACTATACCAGCTTATAGTTATAAACCAATTGAAGAGGATAAGATGCATGAAATTCTAGTATATGTTGCATGGTTTTTATTACATTCTAAAAATAAAAGACCCGAATCTCTTAATAAGCTAATAACAGATATTGATAATAAAACAATATCTATTCAAGATATTGTTGATGGAATAAAAGATTTAAAAGAACTAAATAAATCTGATAGTACAACAAAGATGAATACACGTAAGAACTATTCAAAATATATAGCCCCATTTAATGTTATGAGTAAAAACAATACCTATAGGGCAGGTATTAAAAAAATGAGAGCCAATGCAATAAAAGGTGGATCTAATAACAAGTATAGTAATAGTTTCAGTAATTTTTTATACCTTCATCGTTATCTTAACCAATAATGTGCATTTTCTGCAAAAAAGGTTTATATATAAGTAGTATGAATCCTGCCACAAATCGTCTTTTGTTAAAAGTAAAATATAGTTTTTACTGTGCACTGATTTTCTTCTTATTTGCAAATCCAGAGACAGCAGTTGTTCTTCAAAACGTTGTTGGTAATTATTCTGCCATGCATGGATTATTCTTTCATACTATACTGTTTTTTATAACCGTTCTCGGATTAATGCTTTTGCCGAGTGAATAAAGCTGCTATTTTCTGTTCTTGCTCTTCCGAATACTTCAGATGATACTTACGTTTATAAATAATCATCTGAGTCATTATATCTGCAATAACATCTGTATGAAACTGTTTAATATACATATGCAAATCTGCATATTCTGTTTTATCTCTATCTGTAAATGATGGATTCCATCCACCTTTTGGCTCTTTTGGTTGCTCTTGTTGCTTTAGCTCTTGTTGCTTTAGCTCTTGCTGTGATTGTTGCTTTAGCTCTTTTAGCTCCTTTGGTTCTTGATGCTCCTTTGGTTCTTGCATTTGTTGCATTTAATAATATAATGCATTAATTGTTTATGTTATTTTCTATTGTAGATATAGAAATGAAGTGCTTGTATGCTCTAGTTGTTTTAGCTGTTTTACTTGTTCTATTACGTTTTAGACCTTTTGATCAAGGATTTGGTGAAGGATTTGAAAGCGGAAAATCAGTTGTTATTTGCAAAGCAGAATGGTGCGGTCATTGCAAAACCGCCGCACCAGAATTCAAACGACTTGTTAGTGCATCCCCTATTACATTATCAAATGGAAGCAAAGTAAATGTTACCATGTTAGATGCAGATACCGATAAAGATAAGTTGAGCATGTATAAAATCCGCGGATTCCCTACAATTCTAGTCAATAATGGTTCAGATATGTTAGAATATCCGGGTGAAAGAACATACAACGGTGTTCTCGAATATTTAAACAATATGTAATTAAGAAAAACTATTCCGTCGCTTTAATTTAGGTTGCTTCTTCATATATATCTGAACCGCTTCTCGTCCCTTTTCAACCAATATATTTTTAGCATCCTCCTCTAATCCAAAATCCATTATATCCACACAATCTAAATGTACTTGTATACAATGATTATTATAAAACAATGATTCAATGTCCATTTTCTTCACATACAAAATACTTAACGGACGTAATAAGAAATCATCAATTTCTATGGTCTCCTTTGATTCTATTGATACTCTTATCAAAATACTAATCGTTCTCGCTTGTTCCTCTTTAGATAACAGAAACATGGGATAATTACTAATTACAGCTCCATCCAATAAATAATGACCCGTCTCTGGACAGATAAATGGCTGAAAATAATACGGAACATTCATCGATGCACGAACTGCATCTGATATTCGGTATCCAGGTGTTGTATCAGGGCTAAATATAACTGCCTTTGCTTCATTTAAATCAGTTGCAACAACACGTAAAGAATATCCGAATAAATCATGGCACTCTTTAAATGTTAAATCCGACGATATACCCTTGACATGAAAACAGGCATCTATTAATCTATGAAGTCTATCACCAGTATCTAAGCCAAGATGTAATAGCCATCCCGGAATTGAATCCACCTCTTTAATATTACTGAAATCAAAACGGATACAGAAATCTGCCATTTCATCCAGAGTATATCCTATACACAGACACATGGATACAAATGCACCTGCAGAGACTCCCATCCATTCCTTAACAGATACTAATGATATATGTTTAGATAATTCCTGAAGTGCACCTATATGTCCTGCCGAAGCAATACCACCTCCAGACAGATAAATACGATAGGGAATCATTTCTTTATTCTGTGAAAGTTATATACGCATTTTGAGCACAGTTACTAATAGCAATGGCAGAAGAGACACCTTTATTAGAACCAAGTCAATTATATGAAAAACGTAAAACAAAAGACATATATCGTCTTAAAACCTATAATAAGATTTTAGATCAGATTTATCATCGCATTCTTGTCACATCCCGTTTACCAAATTCATCATGTTCAATATTATTTCCCGTTGTTTCGTTTATATTTGGGCTTCCTAAAATTGATCTAGAAGATTGCATAACATATTTGGTGTATCAATTGCGTCATGCAAAATATGATGTTCGATATACTTATCCTAATTTGTTATACATTTCATGGTTGCATCATGAGAAATCATATATTGTAGAGCAAAGTCCTATTATGAATTCAATGCTTCAATCATATGAAAAAACACAGGAAGAAGAAGCATCGCGATTGCTATATACTAAGAAATCTCAGAAGAAAGTTCGTATGCAAGCTCCTGGAGAAATGCAACGCCCTCTACGTTCTACTACAGTTCCAGTAGCAGCTATTAAGAATATTTTACATCAGGGTACTTCT